CAAGTGCAAGCGATGGAAGAGAGACTAAAACATATAGAGGACATTTGTCAATGTAAGGAAGATGGCGAAGAAAACGACAGCAACTAAGAAGAAACAAGCAGCCGCGCGTAAAAGAAAGGGTGGCTCTAATGTAGGAAAGTATAAAGGTGTAAAGGCCTTTGCTGGTCCTTCAGGAGGAGCACCAGCTGGTAGCTTCCCTATAAACACAGTAACGAGAGCTAAATCGGCATTAAAGCTCGCCCACAATGCTCCGCGTCCTGCGGGCATTAGAGCAGCTGTGTATAGAAAGTATCCTCAGCTTAAACCCAAGGCTACAGGTAATAAGAAACGGGGCAAGAAGTAAGCTTTATATAGATGGACGTATCTATCTATACAGGGCGTCCCTTAAGGACCGAAGCTCCACAGAATAATAATACGCAAGTGTTCTCGGGAGCCCCACAATACAAGGAGATATTATGACTAATAATACAACAACAAATGAAACAACAAACCTAACCAATGAGTTAGGAGAAGCAGAATCCGGAATGTTAGAAGGATTGATGGATATGCTAATCGGTTCGCCTGAGCTCATGCTCATGGCTACATTAGTATTAGCTCTGGGTGCATACATTATGTATACTCAACCAGCAGTAAAGGCCCTGATTATGGGTTATATCGGTAAGCACGATGATGAAATCAACGCGCTTCTAGATAAATATCTAACTAAAGCCCAGACAATGGCTTACGGTAAGCTGGATGAAGCAGCTCAGAAACACGTAAAAGACGCAATGCTAAGAAATGTAATACTTTCTGCTTGGGACCAGAATGACGACAAGTTCGTTGCTGTGGTTAAGGCTGAAGCTAAGGAAGCTATCGTAGCTGCCAAGAAGCTTTGAACGAGCATGAGTATGAAGAGCGTTTACGCTTACGCGTAGGAGAACCAGAATATGGACGTCACAAAGAGCTTGTACGCCTGTTGGCTCGCAATCTGTCTCTTGAAGACGTTCTGTGGGAAGAAATTTCTCTACATATTCGGGATGTTAACCTACGAACAGAGCTCTTGCGCCAACGAAATGCTATCGTTAAAGATATACATACGGAATTCAGAGCGTTGAATATAGAGATACCTACTATGGTTGAAGAGAAGACCGAAGGGTTTGCTAAATTTTTGGAGGACTTAAATGAAAAACCTAGCGATAAAGGAAGAGGGGAAGAAATTAAAGAAAGCCCTGACGGGTAAGAATGTCTATGACACTCGTTCACTAGAAGAACTATTCGAAAGTGTTAGAAGTGACGAAAAGAAGATGGGACTGCTTGTGAAAGCTTTCTGTGAAACATATTTAGTCGATGGTAAACAAAGAACTCTTAAATTAAGACCCCTTCAAGAAAAGATTGTTATAGCCTCACTAACACACCCTAAGAACATGAAGCAGCGTAAGGTAGCCATATTAGCTCCACGAGGCTGTGGTAAATCCTACGCCCTCTCGGTAGCAGCAGTTATTTATATGTTCTTCAAGCGTTTCAGGGATTTAGTCTTCATACTCGCGCCTAGCGAGGACCAAGCCGCGCTTATCTTCGGATATGTGTACAGGCACTTTAAAGACAATAAATTTCTGGACAGCCTAATAGATAATTATAAATTCCACAATAAGCCCCATATACGCATGAAGGGGGGCACATTAATGCGCAGGGCTCCATTAGCGCCTAGCAATCAAGGGCAGGCTATACGGGGCCAACACCCTACATTCTGTATAGTTGATGAGTCTCCTCTCATCGACGATAGTTTATTTATAGATAATGTAGAACCAGCGATAGTTTCAAATAATGCCCCCTTCATAAATCTAGGTACGCCTAAGTCAAAAGACAACCACATGTGGCGTTATTTGTATGACGACGCCTATTCGGAGACTTGGACGAGAATGGTCTTCTCATGGAGAGACGCAGTAGTGGTTGGAGATAGTTATGAAGCGGCATATACTGAAGAAGATATGTTAATGAAGATGATGGAATGGGGTGAAGATTCTATGTATTGGAGAACAGAATATGAATGTGAGTTTGTGGAAAGTATATCTAATGTATTCAATCCAGAAAAAATAAAGGCTTGTTTTGATGACTATGCGCTCGCGACCATCCCCGACACCCCTTATGAAGGAGGAAAAAATTGTACTGTGGCTGTTGATGTTGGCAAATCTGTTAATTCTACTGTCATTAGCGTATGGGCCGCTGAAAAAGCTGATGATTCAGATGTGGCACGGCTTATTTATATTGAAGAGATTAGTGCTAAAACTGGCGGGCACGACATACCATATCAACGTAAACGTATCATGGACATTGCTAGAGGCTTTGGTGTTGGTAGGGTTATTATTGATGCTACTGGTATTGGTGGTGCGATTGAACAGGACCTCCGAATAGCGTGTATTAACAGTGTACCTCAGATTCATTTTATACCTTTCATCTTTACAGGAGGACCCAGAGGAACTAAAACTCAAGTCTTTAGAGACTATGTGTCCTTTATACAACAACAGAGAGTGAAGGTACCTAACCCAGAACATCTAGACGCGCTCGGACAAAAAGTTATTAATAAATGGTTTAGGGAACATGTAGATTTGCAATATGTTATGGATGCAGCTAATAAGACAGAACGTATTAGTGCTCCTAATGGTAAACATGATGATTATTGTGACAGTTCTGTTTTGGGGATTCATGCGACATTAGCTATGTTACCGGGAAGTGCTACAGTGGCTACTTCAAAAGACAATACTGCTAGTATACAACTTACTTCTAATGTCGGAAGACATTCAGGAGTCTCCTTATTTAGGACAAGGGGACACGATTTCAAACAGAAAGGTAGATATTCATTATGACGCAATCTTTATATACTGTTACGATTATACTATATAAGTGGTAGCCATGGCATTTCTTGATAGGGTACGAAGGATATTCGCTACAACTGGTAGTGCGCCGCCTTTTAAGGAGGACGAGCCTCTCAGTTTTGGAGCGGGCATTATAAAACGTTTAAAGCTGTCCAACGACTATTCATATGGTCAAAAGAAGAAGTATGAACAACACTTAGGAAAACCAAGGATATACATGGATGTATATCTATCAGACCCTATTGTTCGTAGTTTAATAGACCTTCCTTGTTTTTACGCAGTCAAAGATAATTTTGATATTGTAACAGATAAGGATGATGTACGTGAAAATATAGAACAGATGTTTAGAGATATAAATATTGAGAACATTTTATATGGTTGGGTACGTAACGCCAGAATATTCGGAACTGGGTATTTGGAGTGGACTGGAGATAATTTAGTACTCCGTTCTAGCCAAAATATGTATGTCAAAAGAAATGAACATGGACAGATTGAATACTACTATCAGGATATAGGAGATGAAAAAGAGGATATTCACTTCGAACCAGAAGAGATTTGCGCTCTACTTAACAACCCCTTCGATGATTACGCTTATGGCCTTTCTGACATCCATCCCATTCTTTATTTGGTTGACCTCAAAGATTATGCAGAACGAGACGTCGGGGCAGCTCTCAACAAGTATGCTTCTTCTCGCTTTGATATATCTTGTGGACTTCCCGATATGCCTTATGGTCCTGACAAAATTAACGAAGTGGTTGACGCCTTTAATTCGTTAGCGCCCGGTGAAGATATAATTCACGGAAACGATATTATTATAAAAGAACTACAAGGCACACAAAGAGCTTTTGAGTATGGAAAATATACAGATGATATATTAGATAAGATACATATGGCTCTCAAGGTCCCCAAGACTATGTGGACCGACCCCGATAAAGCTAAACCTATTTTTGAACCTTATGTTAGGTATTTACAAACTATGATTGAGGCTGCACTAAATGCTCAATTAATGCCTCAATTAGAAGATGGAGAGGCGAAGTTTAAGTTCAGGCAGATTAACGTTGAAGACGCATTTACTAAAGCCAAGACAGATATGATATATCTATCAGAAGGCGTACTATCACCCGGAGAAGTTAGGGAAGAGCGCGGTCTGGACCCTGAAGGTGTGGTAGAATTAGATATGCTGAAAGATGTTGCTGTAAAGAAAGCAGGCGGCCCCCCAGAGGGACCCAGTGACAAGAACGCTAACATTTCTGGTGGTAAGAGTACCGACAAAAAAGAAGAAAGTGCTCGTGCCCCGAATAGGGGAAATAAACCTTCAGCAAACTTAAAGGGGAAAAGAGCATGAGTTATGACAAGTGTGTAGCATCGGTAGGTTCTACATTAAAAAAGCGTGGTGTTGACAACCACAAAGAGATGGCTGCTAACATGTGTATCATGTGGGCTGATGGACATGGCGTAGAAAGAACGTTTGGTAGAACGTTGGATGAAGATGAAAAGAGACGCACATTTGCTCTATCTCTAGGAAACGATAATATATCATTTACACAAGAGGATAACTTTGAAAGTGCTACTTTCCCGGTTATAGCTATAACATCGGGCCTTCATGAGTATGAAGAAGACGATATACAACAAAAGGTTTATATAGAGCCTGAGATATTAAAGAAGAATATAGAAGCTTTCAATGAGCTACCTATATATTTCAATCATCAAAGAACGCCAGACGATTTAATTGGCATGGCTGCTAATCCTGAGGTGTTTGAGATGGAGAATGGAAAGTCTGCAATTAGGATGTCAGCTACGGTTGATAACAAAAACGAACGCGGACAAGAAGTGATAGATAAAGTAAAGGAAGGAGACATAACCCATGTCAGCATTGATTGGTTTTCCAATGACGTTGACGTGATGGGTGATACGTTCGCAACGAACATTCGCCCAACAGAGGTTAGTTTCATTGATAATAATTCAATGGACCCCGTCTGCGAGGAATGTACAATTGAAACGAAATGTGGTTTACATGTAAAGGACGAACACCATAATTGTGGTTGTTCTGGCGCATGTGAATGTTCAGACGGAAAACAAGAGGATATAAAAATGACTACAGAAACTCCTGTTAAAGAGAACTCCGAAGCGGAGAATATCGTGGAACGCGAATTCGCGTCACTACGAACGCAACTAGAAGAGATGACAGCTTCCAAAGCAGAAATCAATTCTCAGTATGAAGATGCCCTCAAGCTTATTGAGGAATTTAAACTTGCTGAAGAAGAGAGAGCTACTAAAGAAGCCGAAGCTCGAAAGGTTGAGGTCGTAGAGGCGATTCTATCTAAGGAACTGATTTTCGGTACCTTAGTAGAGGATAAGAAAGAAATTCGTAACGATGAACTCACAGCTTGGGATGAAT